TCCTCCGGGCACCGGAAAAACATATAGATTAATATCTAGAGCTAAGGCTTATGTAAGAACGGGCACCCCATTAGATAAAATAGGTTACTTTGCTTTTACGAAAAAAGCTGCAGAGGAAGCCCGTAACAGAATGCCAGCAGAAAATAAAAAACTAAAATACTTTCAAACACTACATTCATTTGGATATAAAACTTTAGGTTTAGATGATTCAAGAGTATTACAACCAGAACATTATCAAACGTTTGGTAAAAGAATTGGTATAAGAGTTAAATATACAGACAGAATAAATAAACAAGAAATACCTTACTTAAGATCAGACAATCCATATTTTAAATTAATACAAAAAGCAGAAAACAAACTTATAGAACCTGTATCAGAATATAATTCAGGTGAATATGATCGAAAAGTAATTAAAAAAAGAATGTTAACTTATATTTATAATAACATGAAAGAATATAAGAAAACATATCAGCTCTATGATTTTAATGACATGATTAGAATGTTAACTAAATCAAACAAAATTCCACAATTTAAAGTTATATTTATTGATGAAGCTCAAGATCTATCACCATTACAATGGAAACTATTTGATAAATTAAAAGAACATGCTGAAGATATATATCTTGCAGGAGATGATGACCAGGCGATATATGCATGGGCTGGAGCAGACGTAAAAAGATTTATTCAAGAACCTGCAATAGAAAAAACATTGAAGTTTTCTAAAAGAATATCTGAAGTAATACAATCAGAATCTAAGGTACCTATAAGTAGAATTAAAGGTATAAGAAAGAAAAAAGAATACTTACCTAGAAACTATAAAGGTAAATCACAATACATATCAAATTTAAGTCAAGTCAATCTATTAAAAGATAGATGGTTAATACTTACTAGAACTCAGCAAACTGCTGCAAATATAATGACAGAATTAAAAAATAAAAATTTATATTACATGTTTAAAACAGACAAAAGTTATCAAGTTAAACTTTATAAAAAAATAAAAAACTATTTACGTTGGTGTGATGGTGAACAAATTGAAGATAAAGAAACAAAAGATATTTTAAAACTTACTAGTGAAAATCAATTAGTTAAAAAGCAATGGTACAAATTTTTTGATAAAGCTCCTATAAAAGAAAAGACCTACATACTAAAACTTATGGAGCAAGGTGAAGATTTAGATGCTGATGCACGTATAAGAGTTTCAACTATTCATTCTATAAAAGGTGGTGAAGAGGACAATGTAATATTGTTCATGCACCAGGGATCAAAGATACAAAAGAGTATTAAACGAAGTATCGAAAAACAGGATGAAGAACATAGAGTATGGTACGTAGCAATAACTAGAGCCAGAAATAATTTATATAAACTAAAAACAAATAACAAACTAACGGAGTATCCAATATGACAAACAAAGGTATATTTGAAAACGCATTTCCACAAGACAAGCAGATAGGTGGGAATCACTACAAAGACTTTTACATTCAACCATATGAATTTATTTCTAAGAATGAGCTTTCTTTTTTTCAAGGGAACGTTATAAAGTATGTGTGTCGTTATAAAAATAAAAACGGCATACAAGATTTAGAAAAAATAATTCATTATTGTGAATTAGAAATTAAAAAGATGAAAGACATGGGTAAAAAGAAATGAATATATTTGCAGTACATGACTTATGTTTTTACACAATATGTACTTATTATTTTTGGGGTAAATTAATATGATAGTACCAGATACAGAATGGCTACAGCCAGAAGAATTTCCTGACTTAAGACAATATGATGAAATAGCAATTGACTTAGAAACTAGAGATCCTGATTTAAAATCAAAGGGATCAGGTGCTATTATAGGTGAAGGACAGATAGTTGGTATAGCTGTTGCAGTTACAGGTTGGTCAGGTTACTTTCCAATAGCTCATGGTAGTGGTCCTAACATGGAACGTAAGAAAGTTTTATCCTGGTTTAAAGATGTTTGTGAATGTCCTGCAGATAAAATATTTCACAATGCAATGTACGACGTATGTTGGATCAGAGGTGAATTAGGTTTTAATATTAATGGACAAATCATAGACACTATGATTGCAGCATCATTAATTGATGAAAATAGATTTCAATTTACATTAAACTCTTGCGCCTGGACATGGTTGAACAAAGGTAAAAGTGAAGCAAGATTAGTACAAGCAGCTAAAGAAAGAGGTTTAGATCCTAAAGCAGATATGTGGAAAATGCCTGCAATGGATGTTGGACACTATGCAGAAAAAGATGCTGAACTAACTTTAGAGTTATGGCAGAAATTTAAAAAACAAATTATAGAAGACGATCTTCAAGATGTATTTAATCTCGAAACTGATCTGTTTCCTTGCTTAGTCGATATGCGCTTCCTAGGCGTCCGGGTAGACGTGTCCAAAGCCAATCAATTGAAAACAGCACTGGCAGTAAAAGAACAAAACCTAATACACCAAATAAAAATAGACACAGGAGTAGAAATTCAATTAATGGCCGCAAGAAGTATTGCACCACTTTTTGAAAAATTAAAATTACCTTTTTCACAAACTCCAACAGGTGAACCATCATTTACTAAAAACTTTCTTGTTAATCATGAACATCCAATAGTTCGTATGATAGCAGAAGCTAGAAAAATAAACAAGGTTAGAACTACATTTATTGATTCAATTATTAAATATGAACATAATGGTAGAATACATGCAGATATAAATCAGATACGATCTGATGATGGTGGCACTATTACTGGAAGATTTAGTTATCACAATCCAAACTTACAACAAATACCTGCAAGAGATCCGGACACTGGTCCATTGTTAAGATCACTATTTATACCTGAAGAAGGTATGAAGTGGGGTACTTTTGATTACTCGCAACAGGAACCAAGATTAGTTACTCACTATGGTATTAAAGCAGAATTACCTACAGCCTATACTATTGGTGATGAGTATAAAAATAATCCATCAACAGACTTTCATAAGATTGTTGCACAATTAGCAGAGATAGATCGTAAAGAAGCTAAAACAATTAACTTAGGTCTATTTTATGGTATGGGTAAAGCTAAACTACAAAATGAATTAGGTGTAACTAAAGACACAGCTGATGATTTGTTTGCAAAATATCATGAGAAAGTTCCATTTGTAAAACAACTATCAAATAAATTAATGAACATAGCAACTAGTAAAGGAATGATAAGAACTTTATTAAGACGTAGATGTAGATTTCCTAAATATGAACCTATACTTAGAGGTAGTGATTGGGGTACATATGTACCTGCAGAAGATCATGAGACAATGTTAGAGTTACAAAAAATGGGACCTTATTTAAAAGATTCTGAAGATAATATTTTAAAAGATAAAAAAGGTAATCCTAGAAAAAACTATTGGCATAATAATCCAACAAGAAGAGCTATGACATACAAAGCTTTAAATAGATTAATACAAGGATCAGCTGCAGATATGACTAAAAAGGCTATGGTTGATTTATATAAAGAAGGATATATAGCGCATATACAAATTCATGATGAACTAGATTTTTCTGTTGAATCAGATGCTCAAGCTGATAAAATAAAACAAATAATGGAACAAGCAGTAGAGTTGGAAGTTCCTAACAAAGTAGATTACGAATCAGGACCTAACTGGGGCGAAATAAAATGAGGAACTTGTATGGCTTATTTAAATGCAAATATACCACCTATCTATTGCAAGGTAAGGAAGGAGTATCTTTATGATCTTAAAGAACATAAGGGAGAAGCTAGTGACTGCGTTATCTTTGGTCTTGTCTCTATATCAGGTCGCGCTCTCCTTTTTAATATCATGCTTCCCAATGGTGCGTGCTTTTGGCGTTTGCCTATCTCAGCGTTTTTCCAAAAACACTATGATAGAGCCGATGTGCCGGATATGCAGGCGAACGAGTTACAGTTGTGGAACTGTTTTAGTTATTGGCCTAGTGTGCATTGCTTTGATTGGTTGGCTGGTATAGATGGTAAATATCTAGGTAAAGACAAAAAATTTTATAAAGGTCAATACTTATTTACTGTTGACTGGGCACATCCAGAGACTAATATATTAAACACGGAACATTCTGAAATTCCGCAAGAACATAAGTGCGCACATATAATGGCACTTGAAAACGGCAACTATGCTGCACAGCCAAATAACAGAATCATTTGGCACGTTAATAGTTATACCACTGATACTGAATGGCCAGACTATAAGGTACAAAATACGGTCTGGGATGTTGAAGGGGGTGACTGGGTAACAGAAGATTCTGACAAAATGTTTTATAAATTGGAGGATAAAGATGAACTTTAAATGGGATTTAAAAAAGCAGATTGATGAAAAAAGAAAACAAGAGTCTGCTAAATCACAACTACGTAAAAGAAGTATGGATTCTATTTCTAGACCAAAAGCAGAAAAGAATATAACTTCTAACGATCCAAGACTACAGGGTATATAATGATTAATATATGTAAAGACTGTGGACATAGACACAGAGGCGAAGCACAATGTAAATTTTGTGATTGCTGCTGGATTGTTTTAAAAGAAAAAACTAAAAAATTGTCCTGGTGGCAAAGATATGTTAACTGGCTGTTCGGAGAATAATATGCGAAAACAATGTAAAAAATGTGAAGAGGCATTTGATGCAAAAGATCAGTTTGATTTATTTTGCAGCA